AATCGCATTAAAGAAAATAGTAATACTACGAGCATTAGTAGATTGTGTTACTAGTTCAGGATGAAGCAGTAAGAAATTGATACAACGACCATCAAGGTTGCTCTTTTCTGCCCACTCTGCCCAACAATCAATATCAAACTTAAGATTAGCTTTAATAAATCGAGTTTGTTGTGCAATGTCCATAGAAGTGACATTATAGTCACCATTATCTGGATTTGTAGTAAGGATGATATGCCAGTCTTTTGGAAGTTTCCAAGATGCATAACTCTGAGTTTCAATAAGAGTCATACAAGCTTGCATGAATCTTTGATCTGCTCGAGTATAGTCATCAAGAATCAAAAGACCACCTTCTTTACGACCTTGAATCCATTCTGGAACAGCATGGGTCATTCTCTTTTCTCCAGAAGGAATATACTTATTTTGAATATACAAAGGAAGAGTATTGTCAGGAATCCATTTTGTAGTAATAGAACCGTCATCTTCTTTTCTCTTAACTTCATACTCCTTAACTGGAAAACCAACTAAATCTCCCAATTCTTCAATCTCTGCAAGATTAAGTCGAACTACATCAAGTCCGTGTTCTTTACCAAGTTCAAGAATAGTAGTAGTTTTACCAATACCTGCTTCACCTTCAACTGCAATAGTAACAGGAGGTTTGTTATTCTCCTGAAGATATCTATTATTAGATATAATATGATTAATGAAAGTCTTTAACTCTTTGGAATTTAGATTTACTTGTGCCATTTTAGTTTAATTTGATTTGTGGTCCTTTCAGGGACTTGTTAATTGTACCACGGGTAGATATTACCCAAAGCATTTTACCTTTTACAGTTATGTCGGTATCACATTCACCATCGGTGAGATACATCAGACATGTATACTTTCTACTATTTGCATTGTAATATTCAAGAACAGCATCAAAGCTAGTACCACCACGACCATGGATTTGAATCTCTTGATTAGGTTTGTACTCTCCAATATAACTGATAGAAGTATCACATTGGATGATAGTAACATCTGAACCTGTCTTGTATATATGATCTATCTCAACAAAAAACTCTTGGAGTTCTTTATTACTAACAGACCCACTAGTATCAACGGCTACTAACAGATGTCTCTTTGGTTTTATCTTTAGCCCGGGATTCTCTTCGAATCTCTTATTATACTTTCTCCTTAGCTTTTTAGTATAGATCTTTTGGGATCCACCTGCGAATCTCCTTACATAACCTTTCCAATCGAACTTTGGAGGTTCTTTTGTTTTTATTTTCTCTAAGAGATTCTTGAAGTGACCTGGAATATTACCACGAGATTTTTCTACTTGTTCTGCAATTTCTGCAAGAATATGCTCTACTTGTTTATTAATAAGCTTTTTCTCTGCATCACTTAGATTATCAAAGTCATCCCATGTACTATGATCAGGTACTAGTTCACCCATTGATGTTTGACCTTGTCCTTGATCATACGCCTCTCGCATTCTTTGTAGCTTCTGTCCACTCTCACTATTCTGTCCTTCTTCCTTCTTAAGTAAATCATAATAGACATGCCAACCAGCCTTTGGTGGTAGATTCATATCTGCAAATGATTCTAAAGTACAACCACCTTCGGGAAGATAGTCTTTATCAATGAATTGATTGATCTCGATGTCTTGTGAAATATTAGCTAACAAGTGATCATACCCATCATTCTTGTTAGTAATATGAAAGAAACCGATATGAAGTAATTCATGCTGAAGTAATCCTTGCTTGTGTTTATCTGGTAGACTATTCCAAAACTCAGGATTAATAATCAGTTGACAGTTGATACCGTTTTTACATACACCTGCAGTCGGAACTTTATCTGACCACAATTTATTTAAAGTAATAAGAAAGAAACCATAAAAAGGTTCTCTCAACATTAACTCTTTAGCAGCTCTTGCTAAACTATCTTGATTGTTCATTTTTAGGAATTAACTTAAGTTCAAAATCCTCCATGAAACTATACCCCCAATTAGTCATTGCAAACTTTAATGAGGTAGAAAACTTCTCTAGAAAAAAATTAAGAGATTCTTCTGATACATTTTTGCTTTTGATTTCTGTATATATGTCTTGATAAGTAATCTGTTGATTAGCATTTTCACTAAAGCTTTTACAAACTAATCTAATATTAGATATTATATCAGTAGAAAAAATTGCTTTTCTTACTTCACTTCTAGATTCCTTATAAAGAAGCAAAATATACGGAAGATTTGTCTCAATATCAATATGTGCTAACAACTGCTCAACAACTGTCCAGTTTTCTTTATCTGAACTATTGAGCATCTTAATAATGTTATCACATGTTTCTGAATTCAATACGAGTTCATTAGTCATTTATATCTAAAGTTTTACGCATCCAATCAGGTGGATGATTCATATTCAATATCCACTCTCTTGCAGTTGGAATATATCCATTGCAATCTTCTTTAACATGTTGTTCTCCGATATAACGTGTATATACACGCTTGCCTACAGAGTTAATAAAAAAGGGTCCGAAGACCCTTTCACATTCAAATATTCCTTCACTATGATGTCGAAACAATCTATGTAATGAATGTCCATACCATCCTTTGGTTTCATCGAACCACTCATGATATTTCAAATACTCTTCTGGTTCTCCTCCATATTTCTTGGCTGAGGAACGACTGTGATCATACGGGTGGGCCATCTTATCAAGATTTTAGATGGTTAAGTACATCCATCAAACATCCGTCTTCACTAGCATCTTCTTCACGTTGTACATATTGCACACCCTCAATGTTCCAAGTTTTAGATTCAAGATCTACATACAAAGTACCTCTCCCACCTTCATTATTATACCAATCATAATGATAATAGTTATTTATAATAACATCTTCTATTTGCTCACAGATACCTATAACGTCATCATTCGGGTCAATTTCATCTTTACCGTTATAATATCGACGCTCATCTATATCACCAGAGTCCCCAGATCCTGAAAAGTCAACCTCAAAACTTGTAATACCCTGATCTTTCAGCATTGCCATTGCAGCAATTATTTCGTTTTCTCTCATGTTACTTTTTGAATTTGTAAAACTTTCCTAAAATATTACCATTTAACCAAATATCATTTTCTAATACTTCGTAAAAGAATTGATACTTTGTTTCATAGTAAGATAACTCTAGCTTAGAGTTACATATTTGTAGGATTGTTCGTTTGATTTTTATTCCGTTTTTAGCTGCATTTTTTAATACATCATTACTACTATAGTAGTTTTGATATGCAGACTTTTTTACTCGTTTGTATGTCTTCTTTCTTTTATCTATGGGCAAATCTTTCTTTGCTAGATTTACTTTAATGTTTGCAAAGAAATTCTTTTTGCCTATATAGGATACACATTTACCATTTATAACAGCATCCATTCTATATACAAATCCCACAGCATTGTTTGGAATCATTGAGTCAGTAAACTCAATACCATTATATATCCAGCTCATTTCTAAGAGTTTTTCTTAGTATTGGAGTAAGTATGTTTCTAACTTCTTGTAACCCATGTTTCCTTACAGAATCAGATAAATCTTTTTCTAATTCCAACTTAACCATCGGAATATCATAAGCTATCTGATAAGACTCCATAGATTGAATTCCTGCTTTATCATTGTCCATCAAGGTACAAATATTATTGTACTTAATTTTGTATAAGTCAATAACTTCTTTCTTGATTATAGTATTTTCACTATCTGGTGCAATTACTTCGCAGTTATACCCAAATTGACTAAGACACATTGCATCTTTTAAGGAGCTACAAATAACTAAATATGGTTCTTTAAACTGTAGTTGATCAGTACCTTGAATATAATTTCTTACTTTAAGAAATTTGTATTCAGTGTTTTTAGGCTGATAGATTTTATACAGCTCATTATTAAAATTATAATAACCATAAATATAGTTACCACTTCTTGTAAAACTTGGTTTATCAACACCATCATATTCAAATGTATAACTCTCAATTGGCTTTACATTAAATCTTTCTAGTGTTTCTGAACCAATATGAAACTGTGTCCAATACACAGCATCTAGGTTGTTCCATTTTCTAGTAACAACAGATCCTAATTTATATCTGGATTGATTAATCATTGCAGAAGAATCATATCCATCTTTATTTACTTTTAGATACGCAGAATAATCACCAATAATCTTACTGATTGATTCTGAAATACTTAAGTCATAAAGATTAACGATTAGTTCTACAATGTTACCACCCTTACCTGTAGAGAAATCTTTCCATCTGTATTTACCATCTTTATAGTAAACCCAGAAACTTGGATTATTATCATTGCCATTAAACAATGATTTGATTTTTACATTTTGTCCCGTAAGCTTTTCGCTTAGGTTGCAATAATGTTCAAACGCCCAAGTTACAGGAACGTCATCAATACTAATTACAATAGACTTTGTGCTTATCATAGGGACAAAATAAAATAAGGGGGAAGACAATCTTCCCCCTTACTGTTATTATTAGTTACAACTGAAAATCATCAGCCATAGAACCCGAAGAGTCCTTTACATCAAAGGAAGCAACTTCAGTAGTTTTAGCTTTCTTAATATGAACATCAGGATTGTATCTTACTACTTTGCTTCGTGCCTCATCAACAGACGCACTTTCGTAAGCAACACCGTCTTTAGAATATTTAGGAAAATACAAATCATAAGCAGGATATCCTGCCTTATTCATATATTCTTTACCTGCAATACAAACCCGTAGATACTTTCCTGCAAAAGGTTTGTCCTGATTCAATTGATCAACCAAGGACTGAATAGTATCATGCTTCTCATCTTGTTTCTCAAACCAGTCGTAACATTCTGTAGATTTACAAAATGTCAAAATAGATTTTAGAATCTGCTCATCACGAACAATTACCTTTCCTGTTGGGGTAGTTCCATCAGAATAAGCATACTCGGACATACGAATACGTCCAATCTGACCTTCATATCGGCCTTTAGATTCATCATTCTTATCAATAAGAAAACCTTCAAACCCATCACCCAGGGCAGGACCTTCACATTCTAGATGAATGTTGTATGCTGCAGAGTTATACGGAGTAGCCTCAAGTTTAATACTGTTAACTTTAATTACAGCATTACCAGGGCTAAGGGTTTTAGAAATAGAGGACTCTCCTCCAGTTTTAACGTTCTTTGTGCTAATCATGTTTTTTATTTTAATCAATGTAAATCTGTGACCAATCAACAGTCACATTTCCGTCTTCGTCAATTTTTGAAATTTCAAACTCTTTATTCCTAAGATGCTCAGGCCTTGCTCCACAAGATACATCATCTTTTGTTTTAAAACTAAGAATATTTGTATTTCCTCTTCGGTGCAAATAACCAATTGCATCAGACTGTGAAGTAATAATTTGTTTTAATTTACCGGTAAGATTCAAATCCATACCTGTAAATTCAGAACCATTCTTCTCCAGAAGTACATCCTTAACGTGACCTGAAAGAATAATCCTTGGTGCCCATTGCTTAATGTATTGAATAATCATAGTAAAAGCTTCCCGAAGCCACGGGTAACCAGAACCATTAGGCATATTAAGTATGCTTCCATACTTAGTTTTACCGTCAGTGTACCAGTTTTTACCCATTGGAGATTGAGAAAAAAGTTTCTCAGCCAAAGGAATACACATTTCCTCTAATGCAGTTATAGTATCTACAACTACATATTTATAAGGTCGACCTGCTTCTTTAATTGCTTTACCAATTGCTTTGATATCTTCAACAGATTCAGCACTAATTTTCAGTGCCTCTACGTAATTGGAACCTTTCTCAAGATCCAGAATCAAACAATCTGGTAGTGCAGCAAATAAAGTTGTCTTACCAACCTTAGGCTTACTAAAGATTATGAGATTTTGGGGACTTGTAGATACAGGTTTAATCTTTGTTGTCGGAAGTACAATTTCCATTATTTACATTTTAAAATTTCATTTAACCACTTCTTTCTACTAATTGGTCTTTGCAACATAATAGCTGCAAAATCTCTAACAGTCATCTGATCAAATGGACAATCCTCATCTGGATCCATAATTTCATCAAACGTATTGAACTCAATTATTTTAGAAGTTGGAGCTTCTATGGCAATAAGTTCACTGATAGGAATTAGATATCGTCTGTCATCTGTATTCTCCAATTCGACAGAATCATATTCTTCCTTCCAGAACTTATTGTAATTCCATTTATACAATGTTCTTGTTGTTGTATCAGGATCATATTCCTTGTTAACAAGCTCAGTATAAATGTCTTTGCCTTTCAACAATTGACTAGGAAAAAAACTAATGTGTAGTTCACTTTTCCCAAATGGTTTGTAGGCCATCGAAGCTACGAAAAAAGGATTAGAAATCCCTAATGCGTCAAAAGTTTTTTGATGAAATTCAATTAACTCTTGAACTTTTTGTTTTCGATCTATCGTTGTCATCTTTTTTTATTTAGTGGATAACCTCTTTTCTTGCTTTGCTGGTGTAGGTATCTCAATGACTGTCATATTATTAAAGTTTCCCCTAAAGAAACTCATTCTTGTATCACCATTCCGACATTTAATAAAGTGCATAACCATAACAGACTCATCATCAATGATGTATCTATCAGGTCCATAATATCTAATTTTAAAATATCCTGGTCTATTGAGTCCGACCACCACATCGGCATGTTGTAACAAAGCATCAGCACCCATTAAGTCTGAAGATAAGATATAGTTACCAGCCCTACCATCTTCATTTCTCTCAGGATTATCTATGTTACGATTAAGTTGACTTAAAATAATAAAGGCTATTGGATATCGTCTTTTTAATCTAGTAAGTGTCTCGGCAAATTCATAAAGCATGTCTTGCTTATTTTGCCCCACACCTACCTTAATCAAATAAGAGTGATCCAATGTAATAATTGTATTAGTGTACTTAGGCGAAGATCCTTCTCTATTGATATGATCTTCCATGTAAGTGACTATAGTTGCTTCAATTTCTGCAACAGACAAAGGTGTTTCTACAATATCTATAGGATGCTTTACTTTTTGTTTGGCATATTCATAACATGTTTGAATAACAGAATCATCAAGTGGTCTGCCTGCACTACACAAATCTTTGTAGGACATATTGACTATACTTGAAAATTCCCTAATTGCAGTAACTCGAGATAACATTTCAAACTGAAATTCCAATATTCTAAAGTCCTCACCTTTGTTTAATACAAAAGCAGAATTAATAATATTGTCCTTTACTAATGTTTTACCTGCACCTGATCTACCTGCAATAACAGTTAATGTATTCCATTCAATACCGTCTGTAGCCGCATCATTAAACTTTGGCCAAGGGGTTTTGATACTTTTAATTTTACCATCTTTTCTTCCTTTAATGTATTCAAGGGCTTGTTGAAAACCATCCTTTTGACCTTTCCAGACACGCATTAGCAGTGATTTAAAATTTATACAACCTTTTCTGTAAGACCTGTCATGTCTTCTTCATGACCATTATTAAGAATAATCTCGCAATAGTTAGCAAGATCAGATTCAAAATTGACACCTGTGATTTGTTTACGTATGAAGTACTGAGAGTTTCTCATATAAAGAAAATTGTTCTTTTCAAACGTGTCAACATAATATGCAGTAGCCTTTAAAATAATAGTCCAGTCGTAAGAATAATTTTTGAAAAACCAAATAAATGCTTTTTCAATATCAGCTTTATTAACACGTGCAGATTTACCACTTGGTAGTTTTCCTGGAGGAAACAATTCTAGGTACTTAGCAATGTTGAGTGTTAACTCTTCTGGATTTAAAGTAACTTTATCAATCTTATAGAACTTTTTGAACTGTCCTAAAATTTCACGACCTTTTGCGGTAATGGAATAGTCTACTTCTAAATAGTTCCCACTAACTAAATGTCTAAGTTCTGCATACAAGTTCAAGATCTTTGGTCTTTTTTTGTTTTCTATGCACCACAAAACATATAACTCATTGGGAGCTATTGCTTTACTTTCACAAAAGTTAAATAGCAATTCCATTTTCTTAAATGTGTTAATCTTCTAAAACCTCATACACTCGTTCTTCATAAATGCCTGCCGAAATTAAAACAGAAATTGGCAATTTGATACCATCACCCTTCATAACTTTTACTAAGTGATGGAATTTTCTAAAAAATACTTTGTCATATTTTAGAAGATTGTGAAATTTTTGAATGCCAATAACAACACTGCTGTGATCTTTAGAGCATATGTTACCTATTTCTGTAAATGTTAAGTTGTGTTCCCTAAGGATATAAAACATAACCTTATGAAAATCAGCAATCTTTCTTTTATGAGATTTAGGATTATACTCACTTGCCTTAATTTCAAATATGTCTAATCCAATAGTTCGTAGTATTTGAACTATAGTATCTATGTCCTCAGAATCAGGTACTCTATGACGAATGTCAGCATCCCAAGCATACTTAACATTTTCTAGTTCTCGCAGTTTTCCATACTCTACTACCAATTCATCCTTAGATTTCTTTAGTGCTGTAGTATATCCCACGGCAAATCTTTCTTTCAAAATTTTGTAAATCTTTTGCCTCAGTTCTTTATCATACCTTTTATCAGGAAAGTGACTCATAACTTTGGTAAGTGCTTTCATATGATTAGCATTATCCGGAGTAATTAATTTCTTTCTCATTTTTACTTATTAAATGTTGATTAATCTCATTCCACAAATCTTTACAGTTCCAATATGATCCACTGTAGGCAGCACTTGCTGGATGTGTAGCAATAATCTTTTTGTTTGTATCAGGTACTAGATCATAATATTCTTGTGCTCTCTTACCCAAAAACACATAACATAGTTGATCTTTTTTTGTAGCTAAGTAATCAAGTATATATGTAATGAATGGTTTCCATAATTCACAATGTGTACCTGGTTTACCAATTGTAACAGTAAGAGCAGAATTAAGCATTAACATTCCTTGATTAGCCCATGGTTTAAGATCAGGGTTTGTACAAACAATTCCTGTTGTTTCAGAAATAGATTTATACATAACTTCTAATGACTTCTCAATCTTATTTAAATTGCTGCAACTAAATGCTATACCATCAGCAATACCAAGTCCTGGGTAAGGATCCATCCCTATAAATACTACTCTTGTATTATCATACGGACACTCTTCAAATGCTCGAAAAAGATTTTTAATCTGTGGAGTAAATCGTTTACCATTTCTTGCTTCTTGTTCTAATGTTTTTAATATAACATCAAAGTCCGAACTCATAATGAGATTGACAAACATTGGTCCCCAACCAGAAGCTTTTACTTTCTCATAAAGTTTTTCTTTTATTTCTTGTAGATTGATTTCATTCATAGTTACTTTTGATAAAAATTATTATTATGTCCACTGAACCAACAAAGAAAATCTTTGAACTTGAAGTATATCAAGACAATTCTACAGTTACTGTAGATTTACCTGTAGAATTAGTAATGCGATTTAACCAATTGCTTATGGAGTTTATTCCGTTCAAAGACGAGGATCATTTTCTTGAGGTTATGAAGAATATTACCGATAAGAAATTCGATGATCCATTTGCATATCATGTTTCAACAATTCTTTTCCTCCTTAACAAAGTTGAAGAATCAGCTAGATCTCAAGGTAAACTACAGTGGGTAGAATACAATGCTGAAACTCAAGAAAAGAAAGTAATTGAAAAGAATACTTAATGACTGATCTTTCAGTCATTAATGTCCATTTTCCTTGTTAATGTAGGTTAAATCCTACAATATCTCCAATCTCAAGTATTGATTGGATTACCAAAGATAGTTCTTCTTTGGAGCATTCTGAAAAAGATTTGCATGTCCCATTAAAACAAAGTCCAGATCTTTCTTTGATCTGGACTTTCATTTCTTCAAATGTTGATCCTGTGAATGAGGCTAATTCTCTAATGCATTTGTGAATCTTTGATAACTGTGCATATGAACCTGAGGAAGAAGTTACTTCATAGGTTACAGTGACAGTCTCATTATCATCAAGTGACTTTAGAAATATATTAAACTTTGCCTTATCTAGATCGCTATTGAATACTAACTGGGAATCAATCTTTTTTAGACGGACGCTTATTGGTAGCTGGTCTGCCATTAGATTTCTTACGTTTAGTATACTTGCGTTTTGGTTTTTCTACTACAACAATAGAAGGATCTTCATTCTTAATATTGACTGTTACATCATCAGATACCTCTTTTAAGAGTTTGTTGTTGGTATTCTGTAGAACTTCAATCTTACTTTTTAGTTGAGCCACTTCAGTTTTATAGTTAGCAATTTGTTCTTCTAACTTATCAACCATAGTAGTCAACTGAATATTCTTTATCTCTGATGTAGAGATTGTTTTCTTACAGGTCAAAAAAGTCTCATTACAAGAATCTATGTCCTCTTTAAGACCAGTTACTTGATTAACTAAACTTTTTATTTTTCTCCTTTGGTAAAACAAAAGAAAGAGGTTAAAGGACAACAGCAAAACTGCTGAACCTAAAATAATACCGTAAGTTTCCATAGTATTAGACATATTGTTTTTTTTATTTATTATAGATTTCTACTGCACGTTCAACATTGTACTTTGCCTTTGTAAGAATATTATTTTCTCTTTCAAAATAAGAGTTCATAAACTTCATAATGGCACTTGGATTTGTATCATGTAACAAATGATTTACAAAGAACTTAAATCTTGCCCTGATGTTAAGTTTTTTAATTGACTTAATCATTTCACTTTTGGTCTTAATTCTGACCTTTGAGGTAAAGCTAATGTGTTTCATTTTTTTGTTGGTTTAATTGTTGAACAAACATAAAACAAAATCTAACATCCGCAAAATTTATTTTATAACTTACTGATTATCAATCAGTAGTGAAGAAACCACAATCACCACATTTCATCTGATCTGAACTATACCAATAGCTCCAGTCATATGAACCACAGCTAGGACAATGGGGTGGGTTTAAATCTTCATTCATTGTTTAGATTGTTTAAGTGATTGATTTTTACCAATTCTGTATCCTACATAGAACCACCCAAGATGTCCTAATATTACTATTATATGTACTAATGGTGTCATAACTCACCCCATGTTAAACGTTTTTCTCCATATGGCAGAGACTTTTTTTGGATTGAGTACATATTCTTTTACAAGTTCTATTGCTTCGTAGGTATTATTAAAAGCTACTGCCTTACAACCTACGTTTACAATACATCCATGATCTAAGAATTGAATCCTTATTTCATATTCTCGCAACACTTGTTGGTCGGTCAATAATGCAACGGAATCTTCATAAGAAAGGGGTTTGTGCATAGTTTTTTCTTCAAGACATTGACGTAATTCAGTTGGTCCAATGTCAGCTCTTTCTACTGGTGTCATTTTGTTTTTTATTTCTGTTGTTTAAGTGATTGGATGATATATTCAGCAGTAAGTCCTGTGGCTCTGCTTTTCTCAACTATTGCCATAACCTGTTCCTCTGTATATAGAGTTTCTTTGGCTATTTCGTTTACCCATTTAGCACCTCTTGTAAATCCATCGGCAAATGCACTTTGATAATCTTCTGGATAACAAGCCTTCTTGTTAAACTCATCCCAATCATCCCATCTTTTTTTACCTATCTCAACATTAGACACCATTTTCCCGGCGTCAGGAACATGGTTGTGCATAAACTTTTCTTTACCACAATGTTTACATATAGTTGCAGATGATGTGTCTGTTCTTGGTTCAAACGCACACACCATTTCGTTGACCTCACCAATATGGTCTATCATTTCGTTGGTGTCACCAAGTTGATCAATGACTTCATCCCATGGGTCATAATTTTCAACAGGC